CGCACCAACAGTAGTTAAGTCAGAAGCACGCACTTACAGCCCGAAGGCTGAAACTTCGTTCATCGCTGACGCTTACGCTGCACAGTTCACCAATGACTTCGCTGCGAAAGATCGCCTTGCTCGTCACATGAACGAGGAAAAGATTGAACGCCGTGATGTCACTTCAGCAAACTTTGCTGGTCTGATCGTTCCACAATTCCTCACCGAATTGGCTGCACCGTTCGCTCGTGCAGGACGCCCATTCTTGGAAGTCGCACGCAAGCATCAACTTCCTGATTCTGGTTTGGTTATCAGCATCAGCAAGGTCACAACTGGTTCAAGCACAGCAGTTCAAACTGAAGGTGCAGCAGTTTCTGAAACCAACATGGATGACACGAAACTTGATGTTTCGGTTGTTACCGTTGCTGGTCAGCAGAATGTAAGCCGTCAGGCTTTGGAGCGTGGCACAAACATTGATTCGCTAGTAATGGCTGATCTTGTTTCTGCTTACCACACAAACTTGGATTCGTTGTTTGTTACTACATCAGCAACTTCGCTGACCAACACAATCACGCAAGTTGTGACCTACACCGATGCTTCACCAACCGTTGCAGAGTTGTATCCAAAGTTGGCTGACGCTATCCAGCGCATTCAAACCAACTTCTTTGCTGGTCCGAACTTCATCTTGATGCACCCACGCCGTTTGGCTTTCATCTTGGCTGCACTTGACGATCAGAAGCGACCATTGGCTGTGCCAGTGCCTAACTTCAACGGTCAGCCTGCGATTGCTTCGGGCAATGGCGCACCTATCTATGGAAACAGTGGTTACACCATTATGGGTCTGCCAGTTATCACGGATGCCAATGTCATCACGACAAACGGTGCAGGTGCAAACGAAGATGTGATCATCTTGGGCAACACCCAAGAAGCACACTTGTTTGAACAGGGTTCTGGCGAGCCAATGATGTTGCGCTTTGAGCAACCAAAGGCTTCTGAACTTGATGTGACCATGATCGTTTATGGCTACAGTGCGTTCACAGCAAACCGTTACCCAAATGCGTTCTCCCTCATCGGAGGAACTGGATTGGTAACACCAACCTTCTAAAGCCGATAACTACATTTCGGATTAGACCGAAAGACCTCCAGCATCTTGAACGGTGTTGGGGGTCTTTCTTTTTCTATTGTGTATGATTTGCAGCATGAACAAACAAATTGATGCACTACTTATTGAGCGTTTGGGTTATGAGCGCAGAGGATTGAAGGATCGTGTAAAGGCGGTTGATGCTGCGCTTCGTGAACTTGGTTTTGAACACAAGTATCTGAGCGAACCAGAGATTGAAACTGCAAGCATCGAGCCTGTAGCAGAGCGTGCTACACGCAAGGCTGCATCTAAGCGTAAGGCATAGTTCATGGCAATCGTGAATGGTTATTGCACGCTGGCAGAAGTGAAGTCTGCGCTACGGCTGACAGACAATGTTGATGACGGGCTTATTGAGAAGGCTATCGAGTCTGCGTCTAGGCGCATTGATGGTTACTGTGGCAGGTTCTTTTACAAGTCCTCATCTACAGCGATCAACATTTACCCAATCAATGAATACCTGTTGCGGATGCCAGAGGACTTGGCAAGCAGTACGGTGACGATCAAGATTGATACAACAGCCAACGGAACATATGCAACCACGCTCACACAGGGCGTTGATTACATCCTTGAGCCAACAAATGCAGCGCTTCGTGGATACCCATATGTTCATGCTCGTATGGTCGGCGGTCAAACATTCCCGTTGTATGTGACCCCATCGTTTCCTACTTGTCAGGTCACAGCACAGTGGGGCTGGAACGCTGTTCCCAGCGATGTGTCGCAGGCTTGCGTGCTTCTTGCTATGCGCCAGTTTGCCCGTCTAAACGCTGCTCTGGGAGTTGTTGGTTTTGCTGATATGGCTTTGCAGGTTCGGGCAGTTGATCCTGATGTGCGTGACCTGCTGAACCAGTATGTGGTCTTTGGGGTTATCTGATGCCAGCAACCGTTTCACAGGTCGCTACAGGGCTGCAGACACGCCTAGCAACGATTTCAGGGCTGCGCACCTTCAACTATCAGCCTGAGCAAGAGAACCCACCTTTCGCTTACCCACAGATCAACAGCATCAACTATCACCGTGCATATGCAGGTGGAGATGTTGTTATGGATTGGACTGTGTTCGTGATTGTGGGTCGTTATCTTGATCGCACAGCCCACGCATCACTTGACGATTATCTTTCATACTCTGGAGCCAAGAGTGTTCGTGCTGCGATAGAGGGTGATCCCACGCTTGGTGGCGTGTGCTCGACTCTCATAGTAAGGTCAGGTGCAGACATAACCAGCCTTGACGCTGGTGGCGCACAGTTTCTAGTTATTCAAATGCAAGTGGAAGTTCACGGATAGGAAACATCACATGGCAAGTTACAAAGTATTAAGCGAAAACTTTTCGGCAGGCAAGCAGGGTGAAGTGCTGGACAGTGCATCATTGGATGGGTGTAACATTGAGGCGTTGGTTGAAGGCGGTCATATTGCTGAAGTCAATGCGAAAATCTCTAAGTCAGTAACAAGCGAAACGGAAAAATAATCATGGCTCAATTAGTTCTCAAAGATGCAGATATCACTGTTAATGGTGTTGTACTCAGCAACAGGGCGAACTCTGTTGAACTCAATTATGAAGTTGAGTCAGTTGAGGTCACGGCGTTTGGTGGCAACCGTTCATTCATCGGTGGTCTGCAAAACAACACGATCACCATTGAGTTCATGCAGGACTTCGCTGCAGCCAATGTTGAAGCAACAATTTTCCCACTAGTCGGTCAGCAAACAAGCGTCACTGTTCGTGCAAGTTCGGCTGCAACTAGTGCAACCAATCCGCTCTATACGATTTCGGGGACATTCTTGTCAAGCCATACACCTGTATCGGCAACTGTTGGTGAATTGGCAATGACCTCGTTGACCTTTACTGGTGGAACGCTAGTCAAAACAGTATAAATAAACAGCAAAACAATTAGAAGGAGACTGCAATGAAAATTGCTTTGATGGTTGAGTTCAATGACGGTGCGAAGGCTGATGTTGATGCTGTGTTCGCTGACTTCGTTGCGTTTGAACGCACATGGTCACGCAGCGTTGCACGCTTTGAGACAGAGATCCGTTTAACCGATCTTGCATGGTTGGCTTGGCATAGTGAGACTCGCACACGCAAGACCAGTTTGAAGTTTGATCCTGATTGGATTAACACGGTTACTACGGTTGAAATCCGTGAGGAAGTTGAAGCCCCAAAAGCCGACTAGGTGACGATTCCGCACACTGGATCGTTGCCTATTTAGCGTGCGAGACAGGTATCGCACCAACAGCCTTGTTAGATGAAGGCGATGTGATGCTTCAAGCAATGCTCGACTATTTAACCAAGAAGGCTGAACGGGCTAATCGCAGGCGGTAGTAGTATCGGCATACTATGGGCATGAAAATTGAAGTTTATGGTGTGCGTGAAACGCTTGCAGAGTTGCGCAAATATGAGCGCACCGCATACAACACCATTGAACAGGATTTGAAGTTGTCAGCCAAGCCTGCAGCCGATGCTGTAGGGCGTGAGTTCCCTGTTGAACCGTTGGCAAATTGGCACACTTCTGGTGGGCGTAAAGGCAAAGCAAGGCTTCCTGAATACAACGGTGCTAAGGCGAAAAACAAAGTCCGTGTTGCCGTATCAACCAAGAAGCCAACTGGTATCGGACAGCATGGTCTGATCCGTTTACAACAGTCTGACGCTGGTGGTCAGGTGTATGACACTGCTGGATCGGTTACTGGCGGTGGGCGTGGTGCTGGTGCTACCGCAGGACAGAAGTTTGTGGCAAACCTTGATAAGCATTTGAAGGTCAAGACTCGAGAGGGCAGATATCGTTCCCGTGTAATGTATCCAGCAACTGAAAAACATTTGCCACTGATTGAAAAAGCAGTTGAGGCTTCAATTCGCAAGATTGATGGCGATGTGCAGAAGCGATTGAACGGATAACCCATATGGCAGTTGGCGTAAACATAGTAAGCACCTTTGACAGCAAGGGAATTTCACGGGCAATAAAGGACTTTCAGAAAATCGAGGGCGCAGGAAATAAGGCAACCTTCGGTCTGCGTACCTTTGACAAGGGAATGACCAACACGCTTAAGACTGTTGGCAAACTTGCTGCTGGTGTCGCTGTCGCTGCAGGTGCTATTGGCTTTAAGTTGGCTTCGGCTGCTTACGAGTCACAGAAGGTGATGGCGCAGACGGAAGCAATCATCAAGGCTACTGGTGGGGCTGCTGGTATAACCGCAGGTCAGGTCAGCAAATTATCTGAAACCCTTTCTATGCAGATCGGTGTGGATGATGAGTTGATCCAGACTTCGGCAAACTTGTTGCTCACTTTTAAGCAGATACAGAATCAGGTTGGTGAGAACAACAACATCTTTGATCGTGCGGTTATTGCAGCACAGGACTTGGGGAGTGTGTTCGGTTCTGCTGACGCTGCAGCCCTGCAACTTGGCAAGGCTTTAAGCAACCCTGTGAAGGGTATTACAGCCCTCACCCGTTCAGGTATCAACTTCACAGACCAACAGAAAGAGCAGATCAAGACGCTTGTTGCTTCTGGGGATGTGTTGGGTGCGCAGAAAATCATTCTTGCTGAAATTGAAGCGCAGGTTGGTGGAACGGCTGCTGCAACAGCGACTGGTTTTGATCGCATGAGAATCGCTATTGGGAATGTTGCTGAGGAGTTTGGTGCAATTCTGATTCCATATATCGAGAAGTTTGCCAACTATGTCGTTCAGAAGGTTGTGCCATACCTGAGCAATCTTGCTGATGTGATTGGTGAAAAGGGGCTAGGTGCTGGTCTAAAGATATTGGCAGATGACTTGCTTACAGCGACAACCAATATGGGAACATTCGGGAATGTTGTGCTTGGTCTGACTGCTGCATTTGTCGCTTTGCGTTTGATTGCTATTGCTGCAACAATTTCTGTGAACCTCTTTACTGTCTCTCTGTTGTCTAACCCTATTGGAATAGTTGTTGCAGCCGTGATTGCTTTGGGTGTTGCTCTAGTTGCTCTTTACTTGAAGTTTGAGGGTGTTCGCACAGTCATTAACGCTATTGGTTTGGTGCTTAAAACCACTTTCATGAATATTATTGAACTGATTTATAACGCTTTTGCAATGCTGTATAACGGCTTTGCACAGGGAATCAACCTGCTCATTAAAGGCGCAAATTTGTTCGGTGCGAACATTCCAGAAATTGAAATGATGGGATACAAGGCATTCACGGTAATTGGAAACGCTGCTGAAACTGCTGGAAAGAAAATCGGTGCAAGCAAGAAATCGATAGACACTTACGGTTCACGCCTAGATGCTTTGGCTGCCAGTTTCAAGGGTGCAACTGGCGGTGGTGGCGGTGGTGGCGGTGGTGGTTTTGGTGGTGGTATGGCAAAGGCTGTGGAAACTGCTCAGGAGAAATTGCAGAAATATATTGATGCACTCAAGGGCATGAGTTCGGCACAGAAGGCTGCCCGTGATGCAGACAAGTCTTTGATGAAGTCTCGCACCAGTCTTGCTGAGGCAACCACGAAACTGACTGATGCACAGGCGTATTTCAATCAGGTTGTTGCTGGTTATGGTGCGAACAGTAAGCAGGCGAAGGATCGACAGTTGGCTTTGCGTAAGGCGCAGGGGGCTGTTGAGCGTGCTGGTTACGATGTTGAGAGTTCAGTGTTTGCTGTTACTAAGGCTGAACAAGAGTTAGCTGCAGTTCGCCTTGACCCTGAATCGTCTGCGCAGACTATTCGTGAGGCTGAGATTGCTTTGGCAGAATCAAAGTTGTCTGTAAAGGATGCGACAGATGCACAGGTTGAGGCAACGGATGCGCTCACCGAAGCAGAGACATTGTTGGATGAAACTATTAACGGTGCGAAGGAAGGCAGTGATGCTTACACGGAAGCACTTGACAGATTGAATGATGCCAAAAAATCTCAAGTAGATGCAACTGATGCGGTCACTGAAGCGATTGAACGACAGACTGAAGCAACGGATCGTTTGCGTGAGGCTGAGGAAAAAGCACAAGCAGCACGAGTAGGTGTTAAGGCTGGTGACGCTGCTGCTGCTGAAACAAAGGTTGGTGTAGCACCACCACCAGTATCAACGGCTGGTGGATTCGGTTCGTTTATGGAAGCGGTGCGTGGGCTGCACCCAAATTCTCAAGCATTGAAATCAGGCACACCTGTAACGGATGCTCGTAAGCAGTTTCCAAAACTTTATGCTGAATACAAGGCTAAGGGTCTTGCTATGGCACAGGGTGGAATTATCACGAAGCCAACACAACTACTCGCTGGTGAGGCTGGCGCAGAGGCAATCATTCCTCTTGACAAGTTGCAATCAGGTATGACGGTCAATGTGACAATCAATGCTGGAATGGGTACTGACCCTGCGAAACTAGGTGACGAAATCGTTGATGTGCTAACTCGATACCAGCGTAGAAATGGTGCGCTGCCACTTAAGGTCGCTTAGTTATGACAGCGATGGCATGGGGTGAGAACATCCAGATTTTCATGGAGTTGGGCTTTCCTGTAAATGCTTTCACTCTGGATGATGCAGTGCTCGGTGTACTGGATGAGGATTTTCTTGACGGAACTTTGATCGGTGATGATGTTTCCCCGTATGCCCAAGAACTTTCTATTTCACGGGGTCGCTCTGACCAGTTGCAGAACTTCAACGCTGGAACTTTCAGTGTGCGTTTGCTGAACCGTGATCGCAGGTTTGACCCAATCAACGAGAGTTCACCATATTGGAACAGCACTCTTGGTGTTTCTGGCGTTGCGCCACGTAGAAAGGTATCTGTGTTCTCTGATGGTGTTGCTTTATTCACAGGGCGTATTACGGATATTGATGTTTCATATGAGCCGAATAGACCTAATGCCACTAGTGAGAACAGTTATGTGACTATCACAGCGTCAGATGACTTCGTGCTGTTAGCAAACACATTCACAGAATCACCTATAAACCCAACGCAGGAACTGTCTGGAACACGGGTCACAACAATCCTTGATCTGCCAGAAGTCGGTTATCCAGCAACAAGAGATATTGATACTGGTTCAGCAACTTTGGGTGGTGGCGCAACCTTTGAGATAGCAGGAAACACCAATGTGCTCACCTATTTGCAGTCTGTAGCAACCAGCGAGCAAGGCTATTTCTTTATTGCTGCCAACGGTGACCTGACTTTCACAGATCGCATCGCAGCCTCGTTTGCCACGCCGAGCGCATACTTCACTGACACTGGAAGCGATATCCCTTACACCAGTCTTTCAGTTATGTACGGTCAAGAGTTCCTGTACAACAAGGTTGTGTGTTCTATCGAGGGGGGAACTGATCAAACCGTTAATGATGTTGCATCCCAAACCGAATATGGGATATCAACACTCAACCTTTCAGGGTTGCTTTTGGTTGATGATGCTGCAGCCTTGACGCTGGCAACCGATCTGCTCGATAGGTACAAATTGCCTGAATACAGGTTTGACAAATTGCAGACCATTTATAATCCGTTGAACTCTGTGAAGCAGGCTGATCTGACAGCGATTGATATTGCTGATGTTGTGAGCATCACACGCACCTATCCAACGGGGACACCTGCCAGTGTCACTAAGGAATACAGCATTGAGAACATCCGACATGTGATCACGCCAAGTTCTCACACGGTTGAGTTTGGGTTGGCTGTTGCTGATCTGGTTTATCCATTCACGCTGGATGACGCAACTTTTGGTGTGATGGATTCTACTAACGCACTAACATAGGGTGTTACACTAGGAGGCACTATGGCAGGCGCAGGCGCAAAACTCTTTACCAGTGGGGCTGTACTTACAGCAGCACAGGTCAATACATTCCTGATGGATCAGACGGTAATGGTGTTCGCTGATGCGACAGCCCGTGATGCAGCGTTCGGTGGGGCAGGTGAGCCAACTCTTGCAGAGGGGATGCTGTGTTATTTGTCTGACACAAACAGCCTTCTCTATTACACTGGCACAGCATGGTCTGCTCTTGGTGAGGATGATCAGTTCGTTTTGGCAGCACAAGTTTTCGGATAAAGGAATAACTACATGGCAACATTTGCAAAGCAAGTACTTAGTGGTTCTACAGATGGCAAGGGAATCAAGGTTGCTGCAACTGCAACAGCAGGTACAACGATCCACACTGGTTCATCCACAGCAACCGTTATTGATGAGGTCTGGCTTTATGCGGTAAATACTTCTGCATCAACAGTCAAACTTACGATTGAATATGGTGGAGTTGCTTCACCTGACGATCACATTGAGTTCACTGTTCCAGCAGAGTCAGGTTTGTATTTGATCGTTCCAGCGTTGTTGATCAAAGGTAATGCGACACCTTTGGTGATTCGTGCGTTTGCAGCGACAGCGAATGTGGTTGTTGTTCACGGTTACATCAACAGGATTTCGTAAATCGTGGCACGCTATTCAGGGCGCACACTTATTGAGCAACCTGCAGTAAGCGGGTGGGGTCAGCCTGCACCTGCTTCAGTTGCAACATTGGCTGTAGATTTTTTGATGGTCGGTGGTGGTGGCGGTGGAACATCAAGCACATTCATCACAACTGGATTCGGTGGCGGTGGCGGTGGTGGTGTAGTCGTTTCGTCAGCAACGATTGTCAAGGGTACTTACACAGTAAAAGTTGGTGCTGGCGGTGGCAACCAAACAAACGGCGCATCAAACGGTACGGCATCAAGTTTTATTGGTTCCGCTAACGGCGGTGGTGCTAGCAATACTGGCGTTGGTGCTGTTGGTGGTTCGGGCGGTGGTGGTAGTTATAACTCTGCTGGTGGTGCAGGCGTTTCGGGTGAAGGCAATCAAGGCGGTCAGGGTAATGCGACTTCTAACGGTAACGGTGGCGGTGGTGGTGGTGGCGGTGCAAGCGCTTCTGGTTCAAATGGTCCTAGCACTTCAGTAGGTGGTGCAGGTGGGGCAGGAACAACGAATGCTTACAATGGCACATCGTCAGTTTATGGTTCAGGTGGCGGTGGTGGTGGGTGCGGTGGCACAGGTGGTACTGCTGGAACGAATGCTGGCAACGGCGGTTCAAACGGTGCTGGTTCAAATGCCACAGCAAACTTCGGTGGCGGTGGTGGCGGTGCTGGAACTTCACTGTCAAGCGGTGGCAACGGTGGTTCGGGTCGTGTAGTAATCCGATACCTAACAGCCGATATAGGAAGTTTGGCTATCTCTGCAACAGGCACTTACACAACAGGCACTAGCGGTTTATACACCTATTGGAATTACACAGCAACAGGAACTTTGGTGGTCGCATAATGGCACACTTTGCACAAATCAACGAACAGAATATCGTTACAGAAGTTTTGGTAATTGGCAATCAGCAGGTTGACGATTTGCCGTTTCCAGAATCTGAACCAGTTGGTCAAGCATTTATTGCATCTTGCAACATCACAGGCGTATGGTTGCAAACAAGTTACAACGGAAACTTTCGTGGACAGTATGCAAGCATCTTGGATTACTTTGATGCCTCTATAGGTGAGTACGGCGCATTCGTTTCACCTGCAGTACCAGAGCCGTAATGTGTTCCAGTCTCGTTGGCTGATATTTCTACCTGTAGCAATCTTTGCTCTGTTCGCACCACATCCTGCACAGGCATCACAAACAGGGCTGCTGGTTCGTGGCTATCAGATCACGGAGATACCACCAACGAAGTCTGATCTTGCTTACCCGTTATGCGGCACAAGTATTGAACCGTTTATTAATGCCACATGGGATTATGAGCAGAACTTGTTTGGTGAATGTGGTTGGGATTCGTTCATGCTGCATTACACGGGCTTCTTGCAGATACCTGAACATGAAACCATTGAGTTTTGGGTTGCGTCAGATGACGGTGGCACAGTCAAGATCGGTACGCATGAATTTGGTGTTTGGCAGGATCAAGGCTGCAGCGCAACTGAAACAGGACTGATTGACATTGCTGCTGGCACTGCAACTCTCGATGCGTGGTTTTACGAGAATGGTGGTGGAACTTGTTATATGTTGGCGTGGAACATTGACAACACAGGTTGGGCGATTGTTCAGCCTGAGTTCTTTACTTCTGAACCTTTAACAGCAGAGACAACTTCCACGCTTGAAACGACAACAACGGAATCAACAACAACAACTTCAACATCAACGACTACTTCAACAACTTCAACGACAACAACAGAACCAAGTACCACGACAACGGGGATGCCAACAAGCACCACCACAACATCTATTTACCTGCCAACCACAACGGCAGTATTACAAACAACATCAACAGTCCCAGAAACAACCTCATCTGTTATTCCCCTACCGATTCTTCTACCCATTCCAGAAGTCGTGGTAACCACTTCAATACCAGCCACAACAACCACCCAAGAACCCCTACCAGAAACAACGCTGACCACATACCCACAGGCTACAAGTCTGACTATCCCTGCCACTACAACTCTCTTATTGCCCCCTGTGAGCCTTCCTAACGCCCCAGAAACCACCCTCCCTACCTATACACCCCCCGAAACTGGAGAGCCTTTGACGCAGGCAGAGTTCGTGGAAGCCTTGACAGCCTTGTCGGAAGCAACCCCAGATCAGGTCACAGAAATTGTGGACACCATTCTTGCTAGTGAGGTCACATCTGATCAGGCTGAACAGTTGGTGGCAGCCGTTGAAGTTCTGTCTGCGATTACAGGCGAGCAGGCACAAGAGTTGTTTCAAGCAATCGAGCCAGCACAACTATCGGAATCAATGGCAGCGGTTATATCGGATGCGATGAATGATCCTGCTGTGCCCGATGAAGTGAAAGAGGCATTTGAGGGAACGCTAAACATTTTCGGTAACGATGGTTTCGCAACCTATGTTCCGATTGGCTCGAGTGTCAATGTTTCTGTGAGGCGCACAATTATTGCAGGCACTACAATTCTGGTTGCTTTACCATCCCCTGCACCTGCGAGGCGTACATGAAACGAATCCATGATTACCTGATTGAGAATGCTTGGGTTTGGGCTGGTACTGGTTTAGTGCTGCTTACTTTGTCTGGCACAACTTTGCGTCAGGCTCTGTGGATAACCTGCCTGACGGTGCTAGTACACTTTGTGGCAACGATGTTGAAGAAAGGCGATCCCGAATGAAAAAGGCTCAAGATGTCGCAGGAAGAATTGTTGCGTTATTTCTTACTAATGCGCTGGGTGTAATCACAGGTGCGTCTGTTATTGCTCCAGAGTTAGAGATTTGGAAGGCTGCTGCACTTGCTGGTGCGGTTTCGGTGTTCAAGGTTGTTGAGTCTCTTGCTCGTGCAAGCGTGGATGGCAAACTCACTGCTGATGAAATTGATGCAGCGTTTGGTGCGACACCTGCAAAGATTGCAGCCAAGAAGGTTGCTAAGAAGGCTGTTAAATGAAACGCCCATATACGGGCAACAAAGATGGTGCTGCAGCAGGTGAGCATCCACAGTTGTCTGCGTTGATGAAAGAGTTGTTCAAGGCTTACAGTCCTGCGCTCTGGAATAATGGGAGTTGGGGTGTTCGGAATATGCGTGGCAAAGAGTCACTTTCGGTTCACGCAACGGGTAGAGCAGCCGACATTTCGTGGCGCAACATGAGTGATGGTAAGCGTGGCATTGCTAAGGGTGGTCGCAAGTATGCGATGGCTGCAATGGACTATCTCGTGAAGCACGCTGATGAGTTGGGTATTGAGATGATCATTGACTATTTCCCTGCGCCACATGGCAGGGCTTCAAAGTGCGACAGAGATATGGCTTGGCAAAAGTACACAAAGGAGACAGTTCATGGCGCACCGAACGGGGATTGGTTTCATATTGAGGTTGATGGTAAGAAATCGTCTGAGCAGATTAAGGCTGTTTTTCTGGCGAATAAGCCTGCGGAAGTGGTTGTAGGTGCATAAGTGGATGTGGGTACTGCTTCCATAGTTGTTGCTTGTATTACAACGCTTGGTGGCATTGTTGTTGGTTTCATGCAATCATTTAAGAAGGAGACAAAGGCTGCCAGATTAGAGAACCGTGAGGATCATGCTGTTGTGCAGATGCAACTAAAGATGATCTACAAGGGTCTCAATAAGGTTGATAACAAGTTAGAGAAACATATTCAAAATCACAGAGAAGGTGACTATGGGAAAACTGCTCAAGCAGATCGAGGCAACGCCAGTTAATACTGGTGGGAAACAATCAACAGTTGATCTGGCGATTCAATCAATGCAGGGTGAGGACAGGGCGGACTTGGTGTGCGCTTTGCGAAATTCAACGATTGCACCAACGGTTATTTCACAAGTATTAAAAGATAACGGTTATGAGGTCAGCCGTAACGCAATCCAGCGTTGGCGAAGCAGAGAAGGTATCTGATGAGTTTGGGTGATCAAATCAACAAGGCTGCGATGCAGGCAGAAGCAGAAACCGACAGCAAGGCTTGGGCGCAGATCGGTTTAGACGGTGGAGAATTATCTACTGGTGCGATGCCGACAGAACTGACAGGTGACTGGAACTCTGTGCTGCGCTCTTTTGGTCTTGACCCGAATGTGTTTGAAGTTGTTGATGACACGGTGCGAATGTCTAAGTGGCAGTCCTCTAAGCGTTTGGAGAACGGTGATCGAGACTTGATTTGGCTGTACTCATACAAGGCACGGTTCAGGCGCAAATCTCTGACGGTGTTACCTGAGAGCGAAATAGATGAGATCAGAAAGTATGTCTCTAAATGGAAGCCGACACCTAAAGTTCTTTCAGAGTCTGATGGGCTGCCTTCCACCCTTGTTGTTTGTTGGGCTGACCAGCAAATAGGCAAGTCCGCTGGTGGTGGTGTTGACGCAACCGTTCAGCGCATATTGGATAGTTTTGATGCAACGGTCAATCGGGTGAAGGAATTGCGGAAGTGTGGGCGCAACATTGAGCGCATAGCAATCGTGAACATGGGTGATCCTGTTGAGGGTTGTGATGGGAACTATGCGAGCCAGTTGTTTACTGTTGAGTTGACGCAACGCCAGCAGTTGTTGTTGGCTTTGGATTTGTGGGCGCAGGGTGTTCGGCGTTTGAGTTCGCTTGCCAATGAATCGGAGTTCATTTCGGTTTTATGTAATCACGGTGAGTGGATGCGCAGGGGTGGCAAAAGCGTGACTACGGATTCCGATAACGCAGGTGGCTTTCTGACTGATGCTTTGCAGCGCATACTTGCTGGCAGACCTGAAGTAGAGAATATGAAATGGGTGATACCCCATGACGAGATGGTGACAACATCGATCCTGTCTGGCGTGAAGGTTGCTTTCACTCACGGACATAAAATCAGTGGCAAGGAAGTCGAGTGGCTGCGTGGGCAGTCCATCCGTGTTTTGCGTGAGGAAGGGCGTGAACCTGACATTTGGGTTACAGCACACAAACACCACTTGCAGGTGCAGGATTTCGGGGCTTGGTATCGTTTCCAATGTCCATCAAACGATGGTGGTTCTAAGTGGTACACCGATATGACAGGCAACTGGAGTACGGCTGGCACACTTACTTTTCTAGTCGGCAAACATGACCCTAAAGGCTGGTCGGATATGGCGGTGTTGTGATGGCAACCTTTGTTGAGATCGTTTGGCATGATGCGCACGCCGACACGAATACTTGGATTGAGAAAGATGAAATTGACACCAACCCGTGTGTGGTTGTGTCGTGTGGGATTTTGCTGCCTGATGCCAAAGCGGATCACATTGTGCTTTCGCAGTCGCTGAATAGTTATGACCAGTATGACTGTGTTCTTTCTGTTCCTGTTGCGATGGTGCAGTCGATGCGTGTTTTGGGCAGTGGACTGGATGCGAACGAACATCTAGGGTAAGTCTGCCTTGAGTGTTCTCCTTCTCCGCTCAAGGCTTGGTTGAGCAGCCCTGCCCCCTAGTACGGGGTGGGGTTGTTCCCAAAGTCCCCTAATCCCTGCTCAGAGGCTTCCTGTGCCCCTGTGTGCGCCTGAAACCCCCTTAATGCCCTATTCATGCCCCATTTCCTGAGAAGGGCTGAAATCGGGTGTTTGCTTTGCACCGCAGGATTCCCTATATTTGTGGCACGGGGAAATACCCCACGCTCAAGAGGAGGGCACATGCAAGTACTAACGGCAACATTCTGGTCTGACCTAAATGGTCGGATCGTCTGCGAAAAGCACATCGGTTGCGAAGCAACCAGCAAATTAGAAAAGCGCAAAACCGCCAAAACGATTACAACATCAATGACCAAGTGGTTCAAAATGACCGAAGCAGAAGCAACCGAGTTCTCCGAACTCGTAGGTCTTGACCACAGCATTTGCGAATCATGCAGGTACAGCGCATGAGCACCTATACCGATATTCACGGCAACATCGTTTGCTCAATCCATATGGATGCAAGCGTTATGAACCGCCACGATGAATGCAATGAGTGCCTAGACGATGCTCATGAAGCAGAAATACTTTCACGCTGATGGATGTTATGAAACTCACCAAAGTTAGAGCAGGTTGTTACCATCACGGAAACTGGTGCACGATGCGTGTAGATACTGGGTCATGGATTGTTTGGAATCTGCAAACACAAACCAAAACTGCACGAGAGTGCCCACGCACTCGTTGGTTCGTAAGTTTCGCTGATGCGAAAAAGTATCTTGCTGGAGTTGAGTGATGCCAAAAGGGAATGAACAGCGTTGGGTGTGCGTTGAGTGCGGAAACTCAATCACCACCTTCGTGAAGGTCAGCGAGTCACCAATATGCAGCAAACATCTGAAACCTGTGCGTATGGCAGAGGCATACAAGATCAAATGGGGCGAGCAGAAGTGAAACCAACATTCGGTTCTTTGTTTGCTGGCGTTGGTGGTTTTGATATGGGTATGGAGCAGGCAGGTTGGGAATGCAAGTTTCAGGTTGAGTGGGATAAGCACTGTCGTAGCGTGCTAGATCGACACTGGTCTGATGTGGAGAAGTGGAGCGATATCCGAAATGTCAACGGGCGTTTCCTTTCACCAGTTGATTGCATTATCTTCGGCAGCCCATGTCAAGATTTATCTGTTGGTGGCAAGCGTGCAGGTTTAGAAGGTGAGCGTTCAGGTCTATTTCACGAAGCAATGAGAATCATCAAGGAGATGCGAGATGCAACAGGAGGAGTTTTTCCCCGATATTCAATATGGGAAAATGTCAAGGGAGCATTGTCAAGCAATAAAGGAAGGGATTTCGGAACAGCACTCAATGCAATGGTTGAATGTGGGGCAGTTCAACTTGAATGGGGAGTCTTGGATGCGAAATGGTTTGGAGTCCCCCAAAGACGCAAGCGAATCTTTGTTATCGGAATCTACGATCCTGCAGCCGTTAGAAAAAGTGGATCGGAAATATTATCTGTCGCAAGAAATGTGCAGTGGGATTCTGCGCAGGGCGAGCAGGCACGGAAAGAAACTGCCACCGATACTCCACGAAGTTTTATCAAAGTTGTCAGGAG